TTGTTGAACATCATTAGATAATCTAACTGTAAAAGGTACATTATCATAAGTAACTGCTTCATCATTAGCTAAATTACTTCTTAGTGGTGGCTCAATATTTAAAGTAGAAGCATTACTGCTTGGATTAACATCTGCTGTAATCATGTAGACTTTACTGTGATTAGCAAATTTAATTAAATCACCTGCCTTAAATGCACCATTACTATTATTATGATGACCATTAACAGTTATTGTTGTATCACCTGCTGTATGTGCATTATGAACTAATACTGTTCCTTGTTCATTTCCTCTAGCACTTGATAATGTAGGTAATATAACTTGGAATGTTTCTTGTTGTCCTCTTTGTTTCATAATAAAAGCATAAACAGGAGCAAAATTAGTTCTTGATATAGTAGGATAAGAAGCAGTAAAAGAAAATCTTTGACCATCAATCTGTGTGCTAAACATTTTACCACTATCGGTTGTTGATGTAATAGTTTTCTGCTCACTTGTAAAACCTATTGCACTAAATTCAGGTGAGGTTGGTAAAGTTCCACTCATACTAAGGCTTCCTTTCCTTGACTATTTAAAGCATCATTAATTACATTAACAATTGTTGCTCTACGTTTGACTAATAACTCATCAAAGCCTTGTGTGTCATTGGCATGAATATTTACATTAATAGTTTGACCACCACCTAGTCTATCATTAGGTACTATTGTTCCTGATTGATTTGGTACGAACATTTCCTGTCCTTGTTCACCCACCATATATGGTCTACCTGCTGTTACTTCTCCACCTGTTCTTCTTCCTGTATATGATTGTGATGCTATTGTTGCAACTTGTGCAACACCTAAAGCACCAAGTAAAATTGCTAGTGGTATTCCTATAGGTCCCATTGCAAGAGCCTTAGTTATACCTGCTGCTGTGTCCATGACTGCATCTTTAATTCTAAAGGCTTTATTGAGTGCAAACATTTCTTTATTATGACTAGCTAATCCTTCTATTGCACTTCTCATTCCTGCTTTAGCAATTTTTTCTTTTTCTTCAGTTCCCATTTTATCTAAATTGACATCTTTTATTTTACCATCTCTAGCTAAATCAATTTGTTTTTGAATATTTTTTCCTTCTAATTTTTTTCTTTTCTCATATTCTGCGTTTAAGGCTTCAGTATATTTTTCTTCTAAAAGAATTTTCGTATCTAGTAGTTCTTCTTTTTGCGAAAGTGTTAAATCTTTTTCTTGTTGTAAAAAATCTTCAATAAGTTTCAATTCATTTTGATGAGCAATTAACATCTGTTCTTCTTCACTTTTTGCTTTATTAATTAGTCTTTGTATATCTTTAGAAAAATCCTTTTCTTCTTCTTCACCTGTAGAGCCTCTTGATATTGAAGCAACACCAAAACCTTGACTTTGTAATTGGTCTGCAAGTTGTGCATGAAATTTAGTTAATTGTTCAATTTCTTCTCTAGCTTCTTTTGTTTTTAGAATATAATTACTTAAAGATAATTCAGCATCATCAATTGCATCTTCTGCTATTTCAAAGGGTAAAGCTATTTCTGTGAATGGTAAATGATTTACTATTTCTACAGTTTTATTTATAAAGGCTTGAAAACCTTGTGTTAATTCTTCTAAAGAATTTAAAACAACATCTCTAATAAATGTAAATGTACCTTTAAATACATCTGCTAAATCCAAAGGAACTCCTGTAAGTTTTTCCATACCTTTCCTAAATTGGTCAACAGCAACTATTACAAGTGCAATTCCTGCTGTTATTGGTGCAAAGAGTGCTAATAAAGCTATAAAAGCAAGAGTAACATTTTCTGTATTTTCTTTAAAAAATCTTAAAGCACTTGCACCAAAAGTAACTGCATCTGCTAAAGCAGTTCCAACTGATTCTGCTAATTGTAATATTTCTTTTTCATTTACTGCTAAAGCAGTATTTAAATTTCCAAATTCTTTTTTTAATCCTACAAAAAATTCTTCTGCAACTTCCTTTTGAAAGTTAAAAAATTTATCTCCAATCATAGATAAAGTGCCTTCCAAAGTCTGTGCTAATTCAGTTGTTGCTCCTGCAAACTCACCATTAGCACCAAATGTTCTAAACAATGCTTCTCTTGTTTCTTCAATAGAAACTGTTGCACCTGCACTAAATCCAAGCATAGATTTGACACCTTTTTCTCTAAATAAATCTGCACTAGATATACCTGCTGATAATGACCTTTGTATTTGTTCTGACGTGGTTGCAAAATCTAATCCTGTGACTGCTGCTACATTACCTGTTAATTCCATAATTGTAGCAAGTTCTTTTGCATCTGCACTTACTACAGATAAAACACCTGCTCCTTTTTGTATTTCACCTAATGAAAATGGAACTTTACTTGCAAATTTAGACATTTCTTCAAATGCCTTATTTCCTTCTTCTGCACTACCAAATAAAAATTTTAATCTAACTTGTAAACTTTCAACACTTTTACCAACATCTATAAATGATTTTATTGTTGCTCCTACTCCTAATGCTATAAAGGCATTTTTAAGATTGAATACTGCTGATTTAGTTTTATTTAGATTACCTTGTACTCGATTAAGAGCCTGTTGACTCTTATCTTTAGCTAAAATATTTATATTTAAGTTTTTATCTGCCATTTTTCATTTTCGCTATTCGTTGTTGTCTTTCGTTATCTTCTGCTTGTAATTCATAATAAGATAACCACAACATAAACTCATAGCATGACATTTGCAAGACTTCAGCAACAGTTTTATGGAGTCTTTCAGCTAAGGAAAGAACATTATAGATTTCAGGTGTTTCTTTTATTTTTTTTTTTAGTGCTGAAGTTTCATCTGTATTCATAATTTGAGATGCAACCCTTGCCAATACATCTGTATCTGCTTTGACTTTAAATGGTAATTTATGCTCCATAGTAAACATTTTATCACCATCTTTAGTTAAAGATTTTTCAATAATGACATCAATAAGAACATTTAAATCTCCACCTTCACTACCTTTAAATATTTTAGATTTCTCTAGCATATTAAAAGGTTTTGTGTAAATAGATTTATCACCTACTAAACCCCATTCAGGTACTTCAATAATCTTAGTTTCTAATGCCTCGAAGTGACCTTTGACTCCTTCAAAGAAGTCAATTTTATCTGCTGTCATTTAGGGTTATACAGTACCTATGGTTAATGCACCTGTGCCTTGAAAAGCAACAGTTCTTGTAGAAACACCATCTAAAGTTACACCAATTGACATTGATGTTACAATACCTGTTCCTGCAAGTGATTGATCGCCTGATGTATTACCTTCAGGTAATAGTGTGAAAGCAATAGATGCTCCTGCATCTAAAGTTTCTTGTGCTGCATCACCTTCGTCGTAGTGCATATCTAAAGAGCCTGAGAAAGCAGTTCTTCCTGCTAAGTATGTTTTTGCTGAGTTGCCTAATGATGTATCTTCAACAACGTCGCCTGTAGTATCAATTGTAAAACCTGTTACAGCACCTAGAACAGCGCTACCACACTTTACAACACCTTCTTTTCCGTGATGTGCCATTTATATTACTCCTTTGTAATTTTTGGTTTATATGTCTCTTTTTTATCTTCTTTTGGTTTCATTTCAACTTTTTTATTACTACCGTTAGAAGTTTCTTGAACATAGCCTAGTTTTAAAAACTTTTCAAGGCTATTGGGATTTATTGAAACAATATCATTCCCTTTAGTCATTATTATATCTTTAGCCATTATGCTGTACCTCTCGTAAATTCATATAAAACTCTTACCACAATTCTTACTGCACCAATAGGAAAAAGTACACCTTCATCTGCTGATACGTCTACAATCTGTGTATCAATAGCATTACTGTTTCTAGTAATATCATTATCAAGTGTTTCTTCTACTACTTCTACTAATTGATTTCTTGCAGTATCTATATTGTTTGTTGTGCCTTTAACATAGCCAACAATAACAAAATCAATAGTTCCTGATTTAGTACCTGTACTGTTACTACCCATAGTAAAATCTTGTCTTGTTTCGTCACTTGTCGCTACATATACAGCAGGAAATTGTGCATTTGATAATTCCTCTACTTCAAATGGTTCTCTTGAAATCTTTTTAAATGTAATAGGTGAACTAACGGCCGTAAGTTTAGTTATTATATCAGTTGCTATATCTTCTCTTTCACTCATATTCTTAAATTCCTAAATAATACCTTTCCAAAAAGTATTCTAATTTTCTTTTGCTCATCTTTACTTATTCTAAAGAATTGTCTAGTAATTCTTTTCTTACCTACACCAAATAAATCATGAAATGCTGCTTTATCATTTTGTGCTTTCTGCCTAAAAAAAAGTTCACCTTTACTAGCTGTAACTTTAGTTGTTAAAGAACTAAACATTTGCCCTGTATCTTTTAAATCAACCACTCCTGATTGCTTAATACCTGCTCTTTTATAATTAGGTGAATAAGGTTTAAACTTTCTACCATAAGCATCAATACCTTTGGTTTGTGTTCTTTTTATAATTTCTTTTATTTCAAATGCTGAAACATTGGCTAGTGACTTCTTAATAGCACCTGCCATCTTCGTAGATATACCTTTAATCTCATTAGCAATCTTAATAGAGTTGCTAGTAATTTTTATATCAGCAACCATTATCTACATAAACATTGACCATCACAAGGACACATATCTACCTCACTAACCTTAAATGATGGATTGGTTCTTTCTCACTTGATGATATAGAACTATCTCCATCTTCATCATACTCAACACCATCTCTAAGAATAGCTTGAAATTCAGTTGCATAACTTGCTCTATAAAATTCTATTTGTACTTGGAAAGCATCATTATCACCTTCAGGTGTTTTCCATTTAGTTAATTGTGGCATGATGTATTCTGCTAAGGCCTTATAGACTACACACCTTTTCCATTGTGCGTCTGTTAATTTAGAACTTACTAATTCAATAGAAGTTACTTTTGTAATATCTTTGTATCTTACAGTATGTCTGTATCTCTCCCACCATTCTTCACGGATTTGTCTAATAACATCATCTTCTGCAAATTGTAATTGTGTATCAAAATCTGTAATACCATAAGCAGCGATATCAGGTTGATATTTTTGTACTTCTGCTAAGTTTACTCCAAATTCAGATGTAGCCATTACTTATCTTCCTTTTTAACTTTAGCCACTTTAATAACTTTAGGCTTATCTTCAACAGGTGACCAACCTCTTAATGTCCATGTAGTTAAATTCTTTTCATAATCAGCTTGTGGTCTTTCTATAATTTTTTTTCCGTTAGTTAGTTTCATAATTACCTT